TAAGGTTTTGTTTTCTTCTTGTAATAATTTATAAACCCAATAGATTAGAATGTTATAAGTTTTACCAGAACGAGACCCCCCTTGAGCAACAACAATTCTCTTGTCTTCTGCGTCAGATTTTAATAATTCATCAAAAACAATTGTTGTTTGTATCTTCATATTCTTTGTTCTAATTTCCATTTATAACCATAACTGGTTTGATTTCCTTTTCTAATACAATCTTCAATATGGTTGTGACTATCAAATCCAAGTTCAGATTCAATCTGTGTGATTGTATCCCAACTACGAACAAATGTATCATTTAGGTCATATTGGTTGATTACATACTTCCTTTGTAGTTTCCATTTATAACCCCCACGACTATTAAACTTGGTTCTGTTGTAGGTTCTCATTATATCCATATTATTTACACCTGTTGCCTTCTCTGCTTCCATCCTGTTCTTATAACAAGCAATCAGGTTATCATCCAAGTCATACTGGCATACCAACCAATCTTCAAGTTCTTCACCATTTAATCTTTTCTTTGAGAACTCTGCGTATTTCTCATTTAACTCAAACCCTATGTAATTTCTATCATTACACCCCAATCCTGTTGTCCCTATTCCACTGAATACATCCAAGATAGTATCACCTTCATCTGTTAGTAAATTGATGAAATATGTGGGTAATTCTTTGTGATATGGAGCAGGGTGTCTAATGGTATTATCCCTTGCTAATCCTGCTGTTGGAAACCTGAATACATTATCAGGTCTAACTTTATCGGGTAAATTACTACCATCAATAAATTTTTTATCTAATCTAATACCATCTTCGGTAAATCCGTGATTGGCTACTTTCCATGCGTATTTCTTTCTTTCATTGTAAGATTCAGCACCATCTTTCATTACCCTATCCATATAGAACTTTAACTCCTTTTGGTTCTTAACAAAATGGAATATAAACTCTGTGTTATTCCTAAATCGTTTTTTACTACCATTTGGAATACCATTTTTCTTATGCCAGATGTAGGTATCATAAAACTTTAACTTTGTTTCCTTTTGACTGCGGTATATCAATTCATAGATAAACGGGTTTCTTAACCCATTAGAACAATTATCATTGATGTTTAGTATGAAACTACCACTTGGTTTAAGAACCCTCTGTATTTCATTGAATAGGGGTAATAACCAATCACAATACTCACCAGGTTTTTTAATTGATATGTTTATACCATAATTTACAATATCTGCATAGGGTGGACTGGTGATTACCAAATCCACAGAGTTATCAGGTAAGTCCTTAATCAACTCAAAACAATCCCCCAATCTTATATCAATCATTTTAATAACCTCTTTTTTTACCTTTGGTTTTTAGATAGAATTGGATTGCTGGCAATTCCCCCGAGTTGATTTGTTGTATCAATTTGTTTTCAACAAAATCTAAACACATCTCATTAACTTTTTTTACCTCTTCTTGAAACTCCATATTGTTTTTCCAACTGTCAAGTTCAGTTCTTGTAATGTCTGACTTTTGTAATGCAACAGAAACTATACCTAATGAACTTGATAATTCTTTAATGAATTGTTCTTGTTTTTCGTTCATCTATTTTATATTGTTCTTTTCCTTTTTTATTTTTTTTTCGTTCTCTACAAACTTACTTAAACTATCAGCACTTTTTGACAGTTTGTTAAGGTGGTCTTGGTCTAACCTATTAATCTCCCGTTGTGTTTTCACATTTCTTATTCTATCAATTTCATCACCTAAAGGTTCACACTTCCACATTTGCTCTAAAGAATAATATACTACAGAATATCTATAACCTGTTTCAGTATCGTATTCAATTGGGGATACTCCGTGTAAAATATCTTGTCCGTTGAATATTGTTAAACTATTGTCTGACACCTCAAGGGCTAAATCTAAAGAAGGTATAACTAAATGCCCCCCTGATGTTCCCTTCTTGAATACAACCATATTAGATAAAACACCCTTGAAATTACCAGTATCAAAATGATATTTCAATTGATTATTTTTATTTACAATGCCTGACGTAAAAGGGGTGTTACCAATTTTCCATTCATCTAAAACTTTTTCATATACTATATCTTTATGTTGTTCAAATATTTCAGGGAAATATTGTTCGTAATATTGTATAACTCTTCTAATATAGTTTGATATAATATGATGTTGTTTAGGGTGTTTTTCCGCCATACTTGTTATGGTGCAATAGTCATGCCTCATAGCAATTCTTGGTGAGTATCCAAATATTGCTGATGTTGATTTTAGACCCCTCGTTCTTTTACCTTCCACATAATCTATATTCTTAACCGCCCATCTTAAATCGTCAGTATTTTCTTTAATATTTTTATACAATAAGACTGGTTGATTATCAACATAAATTATTACATCATCTTTTATCATATTTTTAACATCACTCAAAAGTGCCGTTCTTTTCTTAAACTTGGCAATATCAATTTCCTTAAATTGTAAATCTAACCTTTTCATATTTATATTATTTCTTTTTGGAAAAACTCAAAAGTTTTTTCACTATTATCAAAAGTTATATTTTCACTAATATTTCTAACTCGTGTGGCAATACTTTTTAATTGACGGGGGGTTTGTGTAGATTTTCTTAATTCACGACCTGTTGAACCATCTCCGTTTATTTTTATTATAGTTGGTTTGAACATATTAATAAAAGTTTTATTTGTAAATCTATCACCTTCACAAATAACAATTGGGTTGTTTGTTGTTTTTAGATAGTGATAAAAAAACTCAAAATCACCGGCTACAGCCATAGATAGTTTATCACTCCCTTCATACATAGAACCGTCATAGTTTCCTAAAATATAAATATTTTTTTCTTTATTTAGGTTGAACTTTACCTTACCGACTTTAGCCCTGTTTTTAGTTTCAAGGTAATCAATAAGTTTTTTCATCAACCAAGTTTTACCAACACCACATTCCCCAATTACCAAATATACCTGCATATCAAAATTGTATTTTATTGTCTATTAAATCTTGGAAATAATAACCTACCATACCGCTCAAACCAAAACCAACTCTACCACCACTTGTAAAAATGTGTGTGTTTTTTAATTTGTGATAAATTAGTCCGTCTTTTATAGGAGCTGGTCTAACCCCCTTTGTTATTTCCCCCTTACCAAATCTTTTTAGGATATATGGTAAATGTGTTTTACTGGTTGTATCACCAATTCTAACCTTGCCGTTACCCCAAGGTCTTAAGGTAAAGTGTGTATAGGGTGAGGTATAATAAGTTCTTAAAGTTTGGTCAGAGTCATCAATAAACAGTGCTTGACCCAATCTTGGTCTCAAGGGTATTTCTTTTGTAAAGTCCAATAAGTTTATCCCTAAACAAACATAAAGATTTTCAGCCTCGTAAATACCATTTGTTGTCTCAACTTTTTTATTTACAAAATCAATATCTAATATAGTTTCTTGAATTGTTTCTGTTGGAGAATCTAAATATTCATCTTTATTCCATAGGAGCCAAGTATCTTTACTGACTTTTACTTCTGAACCTACGTTGACTTCATTTATTCTTAACTCGTCTTCTTGTAAAAGTATTGCCCCGTTTTCAGTCAAAAACTTTATTCCGTTGGTTACCATTTCTCTTGTAAAGGGATATTTGTATTGACCCCTAATTGTTGAGGCTGTATACCAACTCTCCGTGAGTATCCCTGCAGCACTTTTGGATGCTGACTCTGGTTTGTAGTTCCATATAATTTTTTTGTCAGTATCCTTAATTGCCCCGTATACCGATAGTCCCATAAAACCTTTACCTAAAATCAAATGTTTTATTTTCATATTAAACCCCAATATTTTTGTAACCTTGGATTATTGTTGATTTCCATTATTCTATGGAGGTCTTCACCAATATTGTATTTCCCGTGTTTATAGGAGTGGTATTTACACAAACAAGTTTCAAGAGTAAGTAAGTCCCCCGTGTTGAAAAAGAATCCATTAGGAACGTTTTTAGATATGTTAAATGCGTTTTGGATATGTTCCTTGAATAGTTCTGTATTCCTATAAAGTTTAATATCTTCAGTTTCATTATTTATCATCAATAAACCTTTGAGTGGATATTCATATGCGTTAAGAAAAGTCATTTCGTCAAAATGAAAAGTAACACCAAAAACTTTATTCATAATATCCGCAGCCTTCCAACTTGCCCAATTACCCATACCTTCTAATGTTATAAAAAACTCACGAAATACCAAATAGTCAGCTCCGTCAAAAGTTTTCATAACCTTATCAAAATCTACCTTTTGTAATTTTTGTTCCCACTTACTAAAATATCTTTTTTGTTTTCTACGTTCCGCACCAAACTTTAATTCTTCTTGTGTTATTTGACCTGTGTGATATAACAGTTCTGATTCAAGATTATAAATCAAAAGTTTTTTCTTAAACAATTCAATTGTCTCATCCCGACCAAACTTATCTAAATGATTTTTTAGGAAAATATAATCGGGGTCAATATCCCCCGATTTTATAATCTCACTTGAAAAGTCATTAAATGATAATTTTTCTTTTACCACACTCATTAGTTGTTTAGTTTATTCACCTCACCATAAAGTTCAGTTAGATATTGTAATACTTTTGTATGGTTTTCAAGTTTTTCTTTATCCTTGATATATTCCAACTTTTTAATCATAACGTCATATTCTTTAGTATCAAAATAACAAGTGATTTGTTTTATCTTACCATCAATATATTTGTTTAACGCTTGGTCAAGTTCGTCTAAATCAATCTCGGGTTCTGTGTCCCCATCAATAACCCATTCAGGAACATCTAAACCCCAATCACCTAAACCATCAACGTTCCAACTATTTTGTAAAACACCCCAATCCCAGTCTCCGTAGTTTACATTGTCTTTAATAACGAATTGTTGTTTCTGTTCATCAGTCAATCCTAAAACTTGAATATAAGGAACTTGTGTAAAGTTTAATTCCTTGAGTGCTTTTAATCTCATATTTCCCCCCAACACTACCATATCTTCATCTACTACGAGGGGGCGTAGTTCTAACATTTCAGGAAACTCACTAATTGATTTCTTCAGTTTTTCTAACTGATTTTTTTTGATTGTTCTTGGGTTATTAGGATTTGCATTGATAAGTTTTAATTCAATAGTTCCTTTAGTTTCTGTTATTTTTTTTTCCATATTGTTTATTTGTTTTTATTAGTTATTACCCCTGACCCCTGTATTTCTTTTTATAGTTTCTTGAACTTTTACTTGTTGATGTTTTTGTTTTTGCGTGGACACCGGGTCTTGTTACTTTTGATTTAACAAGTTTTGTTGTTGATTGAGTTTTAACTTTAGCCATTATTTAGTTTTAGACATTTGTATCAAACCCATCAGTAGGTCTGAATATGATACCTTGTGTATCTTCCGTAGTTCTTGTAACTCGTAAGCCACTTCAGGTTTTAGCAATATTGTTTTGTAAGAATATAAATATTCTTTTCCAGTTTTAGATTTTATCTTCATCATTATCTATTTTTTGTCTCACTATTTCTATTTGTATAGGTGAGGGGGTGTTTATGGTTTCTCCTTGAGTTGTTAGGTCTACTCTACTCTGTTCACTCCATCTACTACTAAACTTATTTCTCATTATCAAACTCCACAGCCTTGAATTGAATCCGTTACCTCCGGTTTCTTCCATACTTTTATGTGCCATATTATACCAATAATTCTCACACAATTTGTGGTATTCATCAACGGCTTCATAATATTTGTTATTTCTTTTTAGTAATGCGTGGTGTCCTTCCCAAGATATACCGAGTTCTAAAAGGAATTGAGTTATGTGTTTTCCTTTACTACCAGCATCAACAATAATTTTATACCACTCTGGATTCATTGTCGTTTCTAAACGAGGTCTACCAATAGGTTTTTTATTATTTTCCATATTGTTTATTTATATTTTTAATTGTTTCTAATGCGTGTTCATAGCTTACCTTCGTTTTTACGTTGGGGTAAAGTGATAAGAATGTATCTACAAATATTTTTTTATCCCCCTCGTCATATGTAAACCCTTCAGGTTTTCCCTTGATATAAGTTTTATAAACATCAAACGCCATATTCAAATGGTCTTGAGAATCTAAATTATTAAGAACCTGTGTATTTTTTTTACAATTGCAACCCATTAGTTAGTTTTTATAATATAAATATAAGAGTTTTTTTGTAAAAAAAAAGATATAACAAAAAAAACCCTAACTCACGGACATAAGTTAGGGCTTATAAATCAATTAAGAAATCAATTTTAGATTATATTATGGGAGCAATACTATCTATAAAATAAATATATTAATAATTTTTAGTTAGTCAAGCAAATTATATTTTATTAGGTTACCTACTAATTTATTATTTAACTAGACTAGTAATTTATATTTTATATTTAGGAAGGAAGGGAGTAAGTCCGCTCTAGATGCTAGTAATGCTAGTTCTAGAGGAACTCCCTTTACACAAATCTCATATTTGAGGTCTGGTTGTTTGATATAAGTCCGTGAATTACAAACAAGGAGGTAAACACATTTCAGTAGTCTACAACACAACTATAAAATAACTCTGTAAAAAAAAAAGAGTTTATAGTTTTTTTTTATTTTTTTCTTTATTTGTTGGTAGAGTTGTATTTGGATATAACAAACCTAATGTGTTAAACCTCATATAACATACTTTATTTGTTGTTTAAGACACTTTAGTCCCTAAACCCTTATCACCATAACCCACAACCTAAAATAGTCGTTTAGAAACAAAAAAAATAAAATTGTAAAATAAATTATTTTTCTTGATAAAAAAGTTTTTTATTCTATTTTTGTATAAAAATAAACTTACTTATATTTATAATAAAAAAATGGAAGAGCAACATTACTACAACGTTAAAGGTGAAGACTTTAACAACAACAAAAAACTTAATTTAACTTTAGCTGAAATCAAAGTTATCTATAATCACTTCATTGATGTCCTTGAAGAGCACCCTACTTTACTTACCTATGAGTCGGTAACAAAAAAATTAGAGGAAGCAATTTTGGACGAAACCAATATATCTTATTTCTATGGGGTCAATGATGTTGTTAATATGGAGTTCTTTGACCGTGAACTTACTGATACCGCTGAACTTGCAATTGAACTATCTGTTGTTGGTGGGGGTGGTAAAACAGATGAACCAATGGTCTTGTTTATGTCACCAAACCAACTTGATTATATTCAAGATATTTACCAAGAACTAAATAAAAAATAAAAATAAAGTAAAATAAAAATGAATAAATCCTTTTTTTTTCATTTTTATTTTCTATATTTTATGTATAAAAGAAATATATTATGGGAAAAACATCACAACATTTTGAATTACTGATTGAAAATTGGGTTTTAGAAACTCAAAACAATCAACTTGACGACGACTACTTGTATCAAGAGTATCGTGAACAAAAAGAACAAGAACTAAATAACCAAATGGAAACATTTTTTAACAACTATCTAAACTATGAAAACTAAAGAAGAAACTATTACTTGGCAAAACCAATCACACTTGGTTCTAAAATATTTGGAGAACAATAACATAAAAGCAACTCTAACTGAATTGTGTAGGATTACTGATGTTATGTCAGAATACTCCCTCAAGGGAAGAAACCCTGAAGTAATGAAAAAGTTAGAAGCTGTTGATAAGTTCATAAACGAGAAATATGGTAAGCAACTCTTGAATGAGTAACAACAGGATAAACTCACTTGTAAATCGCAGGTTCATAGGACCAGACGGTAAGTGGTTTTTATTTTGTAGATTGTGTGGAACTTATAAATCTGAAGATGAGTTTTATAATTCAAAAGATGGTAAGTTTGGTAAAACCTATAAATGTAAACAACACTACCAAAAAACTAATGAACCTGTTGATACAGAGTTTAACTATCTAAATCTTCAAGTTCTAACTGATGAAGATTTTATACAAACGGAAAACCTGTTAAAAAAGTTAGGATATAAAATTGGACCTGAAGAGTTACCTATTTGGATACAATTTGAAATTAAACATAAAATAAATTAAAAAAAACATTATGGTAGGAGCATCAAAAATCAATCAATTAACAGACGACTTGGAGAGATTACAATCTTTTTTTGACGAAGGATTTAATAATACACAAATACAAAAACTATACAGAACAAACTCTGGTCATAGTTTATCAAGGATACATATTTCATCAATAAGGAGAGGCACACGTTGGAATATTAACAAAAGGTCATTTATTATGAAATCTGAAATTGAAGACCAACGTTACATTGAAACTACATTCAATAATAATATTTATAAAACTGTTATATCATCAGTCATAACAGACACTGATATTTACTATGCTTATTTTTGTTTTATTGATAATAAACCAGTTCTTATGGATAATATAACACTTATGTTAAATAAACCCAACAGAAACGATTTATTAGATTATCACGTAAAGTTTTTAGATGTCTACCGTCCCTAAAATAGATAGAATTATTATTGAAGATAATATCAAGAAATGTTATTGTTCAATTGAACAGATTTATAAACCTTGTGTGCAATTCTCACCAAGAGCACAAGATTCTCACCCATACCAATATTATTGTGTTGATTGTGTAAAAAAAATAAATGCGGGAGAATTGGAATTACAAATACCTATTTATGTAAGACAAGGTGCAAACACACTGTTAAGTATGATGGGATATAATACGAAATCTAATAAATCTGTTTACGAACAATTTAAAGAAAAACATAATTTACTATGACTGAATTTGATAAAGACCTAAACTATGTAAAACATTTATATTCAAGGATTTATTCCCAAGATGAAATGTCAAACGCTCAACGAGCCCGCAGAGATTTCGTTGATAAGTATATTCTAAAAATATCACAAACTGATACTGCATTTAATAAAGTTCAAGTTGATTTACACAAATTAGAGCTTGAAGCATTGAAACGGATGACCTCCGCTTATTTTATTAAATAATTATTTTTTATCTTTTATATTACGGTAAATCATAAGAAGATTTAACCCTATAGCTGTGGCTAAAGATAATATAGTTAATACTTCTATGGTGTGCATAAGGGTCATACCCACAGCACCCATAGTAACAACATTAGATACAATAGTGTCCTTTTCCATATTATTCACCTGAACCTCTCCCACCATACCACCAGGGTATAGAACAATCAAACCAAGGATTAGAACCATATCCAAACCCATAACTACCAGCTCTACCATATCTATTATTATAAGAGTTTCCCGGTAATATAACTGATGTTCTAAACGGAGAACCAAATTCAGGAATCAATTGACCATTATTTTCAACCCTTGTGTATTCAGGATATAAAAAGTTCTGAAACACAAGGTGGCGCCTCATTAAATTATCTAAAAATTGCGCGCGGTCTTTAGCGGCATCCTTTAGATATTGAAACTCCTTTAACCCAATAGGGTTAGATTGTTCTGACCTGAACTGTTGTAACCCAACATTTACCATTTTTATAAACATATTGTCTAACAAAATGTAATATGAATATGCAACTAAAGTTGGTTGTATAAAGTTATTAAGTAATTCCTTGTTGTTGGTTGCTCCTGATAAAAGAATATCACCAGAATAAACTTGGTCTAAAATCTGTTCGTAAAAATTAGTTCCTAACGTCTCTTGAATATAAATTGATTGAGCTTGTTGAATGCAATATCTTAATTCGTCCGAGTCAACGTTCGGGTCAATTGGAGCTTGTGACTTCAGTTTTTGTTCTGATATCAATAAAACATTATAGTTCATTATTGTAAAAGTATATTTTGTTCAATTGTTAAATCAATTGTCTCATTTGGATACATCAACTGTAAGATTGGTGTTAATTCTCGTATGATAAACTCTTGTAAAGGTTTAATTGTTGTGCTCATAAATAGTTTATGGGCTGTCTCAAGCTGTTCGGCTTGACTTGAAAACCCGCTCGGACTTGGTAATCCAACAATAGATGGGTCTGGCACTTTATGACCGGCTAAAATGTTCTCTCTAACAAGTGCAAATATTTCAGCATATCCGCCAGTCTGCATTGTCGGTGATATTTGAGTGATTTCAGGCTTGGCACCGTCTACACCACCCCAAGATACAATTATCCTACCTGCGTTCTGACCACCAACATATCGTTCTTCTAATCTCCTTAAAATCGTTTCCTGTTCATTTTGACTATCAGGTGCAGACTCGGGTAGATGCACCCACAAACTTGGACTTGCACCATTTTCTACATTATGTAGGTTGAAGGAACTAATAGCTTTTGATAATCTAATATCCAATAAACTTGATATGTAATCAGGGTTACCATAGAAAATATATCCAGGCTGATAACTTTTAATTGCGACAAGTTGTCTATCCTCGTAAGATTTTGGGTCAAATTCTTTTAACTCAATTATCCCCGACTTTTTCCAAGCTAACCAATCGTGGCAATAGAACCAACTATCGCTATAAAGTTCTGAATCTTCAGGTTGTTTGGCTCTTAAATATTTTGATGGTATAATGTGCATTCCGTGAATACCTTCCCGTCTGTCTTTTTTCCATACAATTTCAATGAACAAATTACCAGTAACAATAAACTCCCAAAAAATCTGTTTAATAACATCATTGATAGTTTCTTTATTGTTGATTCTGTAATCGTTTGTAAATCCTAAACCAGCCGAATTATCAACCTTACTCCTAACACAAGCATTGTGAATTGGTGAAAAGTCCGTGTAATAATAAAAGCGTTCCACTTCCATATTATCTAAACCCCACCTTACAAACGGCTCATTTTTATATCTTTTTTCAACCCAGCGGTCAATATTATCCACTGCGAAATTCATTGTATCTACTTTAATCATTGTCTGCGTTGTATATTACATAAGTATTTGATGTTCCTGTCCATACGGTCGGGTCATATAAATTAACCCCAACCACATTTACAAGTGTTTCATAAACCACATCATAAGCTAAAGATGGGTTAGTATTACCTGATAGTGAAGCGGATTGCTCATAAACTTTTAGGTCATATTCTCCTGGTATAAGATGCACATTTGTTTCACCACAATAAGTGGCACCAGTTAATACTTCTGGTATTGTGTTATCTATGTTGATACAAAATACATCGTAAGGCACTGATGAAGGTGGATTATTTCCAAGTGTAGGTGGTAGAATAAAAGGAATAAATCTAAACTTTTGGTTAGATAGTTTGTGATTCATAGACCACAAATAAACTACATTACCAGTAAGCCATTTGTTTCTACTACAAACAGCCGCAGCTAAATTATTTTCACTTTGATTCAGATATATCATCAGTGTTCGTATTCAATTAAATCACCGTTCTCTGCTTCCATTACATCACCTGTTTCATAAAGAATGAAGTGTGGTACTGCACTTGGAGTTGGAGTAGGGGTTTTAGTTGGAGTCAGTGTTGGTGTTTGTGATGGTGTTTGAGTTGGTGTTGGACTAAACGGAGGAACAGGTTGGCACTCATCCCAATCATTTGCATTGGATGTCCATACTTCAGTTATAGCACTCCAAGCACAATTAAAAGGTATAGGTGATGTTGTCGGTGTTGGAGTAAGAGTTGGACTCACAGATACCGAAGGTGTGA